TGTCCGATTTTGTGTCGGTAATTAGCGTCATTCCCGACTCAATAAAGTCTCTGCCTTGGTCTGGAACAGGATTTTGTGCCATTTTGCCTCCAAAAGTTCGTTTTTAGAACTTTTAAAGGGGTTGCTATCCCTTTTTCTATTTATTTTGCCAGTGCCAATGGTTGTTTGGTTGTTCCCACCAGAAATGTAAGTCAAATTGGTTGTCATCATAGTACAAAGAGACGAAATCGCTCTTAAATTTGCTATGAATGTTCTCACAAAGGGCAACAGACCAGATATCAGCACCTGATGCCTTGGTCATAACATCGCAAATCCAGGTATAGTTACCTCCACGAATGACTCCTGCCTCAATCAGGACAAATTTATCCCATCGAGTCTGCCATTTCATGAAACTTTGAGTAAACTCAGTACGATACTCGCGTACATCTTCATCAGGAAAGGGTACATTGACTGCTTCGATATGAAAAATCTCCCGATCCACTGAAAGCGAATGGGAGAGATGTTGTGTTACAACAGCAGAGTAGTCAGGAGAGACCATTAGAAAGCAAGTATCCGAAGGATGAATAGGCAGATTCGCCATTTTCATCCGATAGGTCATCTCCTGAATGAGTGCCCGTTCTTTATCTTCCGAGATAAAGAGCAGATTCTTCATTTTCCTTGTCCGCGATATTTTTTCTTTGCATTATTGCGGGAAGTCGAAGCGTATTTGGTTCCGTTCCCGTTTCCTTGACGAGTTTTTTTCGGGGGACCGCTGATATAACCAGACTTGTTGATTCCGACTTTAGATCGCATTGCCATTTGTCAAATCTCCGTTTTCGTTAATGATAATAGTTTGAATGGACTCGGGACGAGGGACGCCTCGCTGGTAATATTCTAAGGCAAGGTCCTCCATTCTGTCAAAGTATTCGTCTTGCGACAATGACTTGAAGAGGACCTCTCCGTTTACTTGAATAGTATAACGGTCTTCTGCCATGGATCAGATGATACGAGTCTTTTCGTGTCCGACGCGAATACGAGGGTCGCACCAGATATCAAAACCTGCTTCTGTCGCATCAAGGCAGAAAGAAACGTCTTCGCCGCACATATCCTGCACTTCTCCTGACTCGAAGACTTGCATCTTAGGTGCGAACCAAGGATAAGGCATACCTTTGTCCTCGAAGACACCGTGCTTAATGAGCAACCAACCGAAACCAGTGTAGTCAACGGTAAATGGTTTACGACGCTTCTGAATGCTTTCAAGAGTCTCATGGTTCATGACTCCACCGTTGGAACGGAAGTCATCCTCCTCCAACCAGTGTGCAACTGAAGTAGTATGACCATCTTCAGTGCAATACCAACCACCTGCAATATCCTTATCCATCAGAACAAGTTGGTAGAACTTCTCAGTATTGAACACAATGTCAGAGTCAATCCAGAGTTGATAATCATACTTAAGTTTACCATCCCAGGGAATCTGATCAGGTCCACGAAGTACGTTTGCTCCAAGACACTTGCAACGTGCAAAGTTCACCATGGAACTATAGTCTTGAGAGATTTGAATGCTTGCACCTGCTTGTACTAGATCAAAACAGAGTTGTACGAAAGACTTTAAGAAGATATATGATACTCCTCGTCCAGGTAGACAGAATACTACTGTCTTACCTTTAATCATTTCTCTTGCTTTCGCGTAATCAAACTCTTCTTCTTTCTTTGAAGACGCAACGGGCGTTTTTGCTTTTACTGTAAATCCTTTAGCCATAATTTGGTCAAGTTTGAATGTGAATCGATTCAGTATGAATCATACTGCATTATGTAGGTTATGTCAATAAGAATGATCTTCAGCAGACTCAGAAGAATACTTATTAATAGTAACTTCTTCGTAACTTAGATCCTTTGCTTGATAGTTTGTCTGCATTAGACCAACCATCGCATTTAAAGTGTTCCAAGTTACTTTAAAGTCTTCTTCCTTTACACAAGGCATGATGCATTCGTCTTTTGCGTAGATATGGAAAAATTTTGTAGTATCAGTCATCTTTAGATTCTTTTAGAATAATTTCATCGCCATCGACGTTCCATTCTAACACAGTACCTTCGTACCAACCCATATCATTAACTAACCATTCAGGAAAGACTACGATATATTCACCTGTTACAGGATCAACCTCTACGGTCACAAAATTTTCCGAAAAATTTTTTCTCATTGCTTGTAACTTAAATTCGGATTTTGAAATTATATAGCGTTTAATATATCTCTCGCGAATCGGGTCGTTTATAGCTTAAAGGGACCCATCGTTTTTTATATACCCCCCCCCTTATGAAACGCTTAGCGCGATCCGACCGCACGGCGGCGGGCGGCATAGGACTGCTGCCCGCACGAACGAACACGAATGGGACTGTCAGCGGGACGAACGCCAACCCGACACGGGACAGGCGGCGCTTTCCTCATCCTTCCAGAGATCTGCGAACAGACCAGCGATGGCGAAGGCAGGAGATCCGATCGGATGCTCAACGCTGCCGTCATTCATGCACCAAACGGTTTGGCGGGTACGAAGGTCGGAGGACATGGAGAAGGGCATGGCAGTCTGTCGGTTGCTTGGATAGTGTAGCACGAATCAGGCGAAGCGGGCGGACATGCCGCAGGCGATGGCACGAACCTGCAGGTCAGTGTCCCATTGGGTGTCCATCGGGTAGGCATTGTCCAGGGTACGGATGCGCTGGATTTTCTGCCAGACGGATGAGCGGGTGTGCTCGGTTTCAGGGAACACGGCAAAGAAGGCGTTGAGGGTGTCGGTCATGTGTGCCCCTGCGTTGAGGTAAGCGGTAACCAAGAATTGAACCTCTTGGTCAGTGTAGGGGACGCGCTTGGTTGCAGGTTTGGAAGCGGCGGTGAGTGCTGCCTCCATCAACTGACGCCCCTTCTTAAAGAGCAGACGCTCGGGACGGTCCAAGTTGGTCAGACCGAACCCATCGACGAAGGCGACATGATCCTGATAGAATTCAAGAGCGGCGGCGTCGGATGCGGTCAGAGTTGCTTGGGTCATGTGCTTTGTGTTGTTGAGGTTAGTATAGGATCAAAAGGTCCCCCCGAAGGGGGGGAGTGTGCGGTTTAGAGTTCGGCCAGCATCTCATCCATTTCGGCGGTGTCGATCCGTCCATCCATCCAACGGACACCATCGGGGGTCATCTGTCCGAAGCGGTACTCCAGAGCGGGGATGAGGTTGTCAAAGCGGATCGCCTGACCGAAGCGGCGTGCCTGCTCAACGTATGCCATGGCGACGCGGTACATCGGTTCTTCGTTCTGGATCCAGAGGGAAGCGTTCCAGGTTTCGTAGTTTGCCCATCCGTTCATGCTGTTCTCCTTTGTTTGGTTGATGTCCTTATTATAAAGGGTGGCGGTGCCGTTTTCAAACCAGAGTGGACAGGGCGTCATCCGTCACACTGTCGATGCTTTCGTCTTCATAGACACGCACCCAGCGGATCGGTTCGCCGCCTGGGGTAACGCGCCAAATCATCATGTCGCCCTTAGCGTCGTTCATCTCCTGCCAGATCGCAGCGATCTTGTAAGCGTGTGAGATGTTGATCGCCCAGTCGCACCCGTAGGAATCGAACTTGGTCCAGGCAGCGGGTTGGACGGCGAAGGTTGGTTCGGTCATGATGTCGTTTGCTGATGTGCTTATTATAGGGGCGGGACGTTCCGACCAGGGGGCATGAATGGACAGCACGCTCATTGGCACACGGGCAGCTGCCCTGAGTATAAAGAACTCTCAGGGAGTTTGTGCAAATTTAGCATTGTTGAAGTTAGCATGACTGAAGCGTTCGCGATTAACCAGTTTCAGTGTACCGAACTGATTGCTGAAGACAAACCCTTCGGCGCTGATTTCATCCTGTCCGATGAATGCTCGGGGTCCATCATTACGGCACAGATAGAGTGCATCTTCTTTGATAGATTTGACCAACTTCCAGTAAGCAATCAGGGTGTAATCGCAGTCAAAAGAGTTATCATCAATCGGCGTACCTTCGCGGATGCACTTATTCAATGCCTGCTTGATTTGCTTTGCTTTCTTATCATCTACAAACTCAACATTCTGTGCCATTACCTTTGCAAACTGAATGACCTCAGAAAGATCACCAAACGACCCTGCACATTTGTTATAAGAACCGCTGAAGATTCGTGCATCAGGTGTGACAAACTTACAGTAAGATGTGTCGCTGATGTAATAGTCCATAGGGTACGCTACAGCATCCCTAAGGTCAGAATCTGCGATGTAATAAGTGTGAGGCGCAACGATGATATTCTGATAGATTACTTCATCGAACTTGTATGTGATTGTGTTGGGAGTATATTCGTCGGATCCACCGTAACCGATAAAATCCCCTTGGTAAATGCCATCTGTATGAGGTAACCAATCAAAACAATTGTGCAGAATTTCTGCAACGTTGCCGACGTGGTTCGCATCAATTTCCGCATGAGATTCGTTGATCTTGATTTTTACTTTGTTGAAGACACTTTTGGTGCCAACGAAGAAGTTTCCAGTGGCAGGATTACGTCCCCATACAATAGCAGGAGCACCGTCAATCTTAACGCTGAGATGACCATCAGAGAGGAACCAATCAAGGGCAGACAGATCACCCGTCAGGATGGTATCTTCGGGGTGTTCGATGTGTTTGTTTTGCATGGTCCTATTATAAGCACAAAAAAACGGGGGAGCGACCCCCCGTGTGACAGTTCCTCAGGCGAACACGAAACCGTTGGAGAAGTCTTCAACGTTGAAGACCTTGGATTGTCCTGCCTGTCCAACGAACTTACGAACGAACCACTCGCCTGCCTTTTGGAAGACACCCTCACCAGCAATGCAGAATTCATCGCAGAGAGCATTCAGACGGGATTTGGTGGTGACGGACTGCCAACCCCCATCGTAAATGGTCATGTCGTTGTCTGAGATGGTGGCGATCAGATTGCCGTGGAGGTAGACTGATGAAACGTTGGTTTCAGCGTCGATGGTGACGGTGGTGTTCCCGCTTGCCCAGTTGCGACCCTGTTGGATTGCTTGGCACATTTGGGATTCGATCTTACGCATGTGGTCCTGTGTTTGTTTGACTCTTATAGTATGGCACCCCGTGGTGGGGTTTGGGTGGAATGGTGGACACCTGTCCGACCGCACACGGGCAGCCGCTTCGCGGTATTAACGAAGGGGTTGCATTCTCACAACCTCGGGTTCACTTTCATCCACCCAGATTGACATAATGTGAAACTTAGGATTGAGACGCTTACATGTTGCTAATGCCTCCTCTCTTGTGGAAGCAATGTAACTCAGAATGTCCATCCTTGAGAAACCATTAGAGTGAAACATTTCACCGTAGATGTTGAACTTAGTTTCCATGGTTTCAATCATTGATCAGCGAACATTCCGAAGTGAGCATCAACAACGAAGTCGATGACCTCATCCGTTGCGCTAACGTTGAAACGATCGCAGAACCAATCGACGCACATGTCAGCGGGCATCATGGTATCGAACATGAAATCCTGCAGGTCCTGCAGGGTCTGAGGGTTGGAGAGAAGTGTTTTGTTCATGCACCTATTATAGGCACAGGGTCCGACGCTTTGGGGTCCGCCTTGTGACACTGTGCCGACTGGTTGCCGCGGCCACTTCAGTTTGTGTTACTTTCCTCCAAAAGTTCAGGGTAATAATCTTCAACCTCAGTGATGAGTTCTTGTTCAGAATACTTGTCAAGATGATCTGCTAAGTTATCATAAACATACTGATACATCGTCTTGTGATCCATACCATCGATGATGCTTTCGATGTAATCATTTTGCAGTTGATCGCGGTTCATGTTCATTTGGTAGGAAAGTTTTTGCAGACGGAATCGCAAAGGACACGAATTAGGTCTTCCATGTCATCTTCGCTGATGTTATTGTTGCAGGCAAACTCTTCAACAATCCCATCAATATCCCACATTAATTGTTCGCGAGCGGTCAACATTTCAGCAGTGTTTGAATCAATCATGGAATCAAAACGTGGCGGTAGTCAATACTTTTAATGCAGAATCCTGCGGCACATGTAATCTCTTCTACCAAATCATCTTCATCATCTGCCTCCCAAAATGTTCCGACATAATCTTCATAGATCTCAAGTTGTGCGGAAGGCGGTAACTCAAAGTTATCATCTTCGAAGTCAAATGTGATCTCGGTGATTTGGAATTGCATTAGTAATCAATGTCAGAGTTCAGGTAGTCATTAACATCGAACTTCTTATCTTCGTCCAATTCTTGCATCTCAGGGATGTCAAAAATTTCTCCAGGTGCATCCTGAATTTCGGACCAAAGTTCATCAA